ATACTTAAATCCAAAAGAACAAGTTATTAAAGAAATTTTTGAGAAGTATAATGATTACAAATATCCTTTTAGTAAATATGGATTAGGACTTATAAATGCACCATCAACATTTAATAGTGTTAGTGATTATTATCATAATCATTTAAGATTAGATTGTTCTAGTTATAGTTTTAAATCTCCAATAGATGTTTGGAATAATGGAACAGCAAAAGAAATATGGAGTTGTTTAGGACCAATTTGGAGAGGAATTAATAATGTTAAATTAAAAAAAGATGCTGATGGAAATGAAAGATATGTGGGCGGAGTTTTAAATGAAAAATCTTATATAAGTGCTTTTAGATTACAAACTTATATAGCAACTCAATTTAAACCTAATGTTGCAAAAGCAGTTTATGAAATTACAAATGCTAAAAAAGTTTTAGATACTAGTTGTGGTTGGGGTGATAGACTTGCAGGATTTTATACTTCAAGTGCTAAAGAATATATTGGCTGCGACCCAAATCCAAATACTTTTGCTCAATATATGAAACAAGTTTATAATTATGAAAGATTATTAGGAAATAGAACTCCAATAATAAAAGAGGAAGAAGATTATTTTACTATTAATGCTTCTAAAAAAGTTACTATTTACAGAAAAGGTGCTGAAGATTTACCTTGGGATGAAATTAAAGATATTGATTGTGCTTTTACAAGTCCGCCTTATTTTGCTACTGAAAAATATAATGAAGGTGGAGAGAGTGTGGAAGACCAATCTTGGCATAAATTTAGTGAATATGAATCTTGGAGAGATGACTTCTTTTTGCCTGTTTCAATAAATAGCTTTAAGAGTTTATCTGAAACAGGACATATGTTTATTAATATTATGGATCCTACCGTAAAAGGTAAACGATATAGAAGTTGTGATGAACTAGTGGATAAGTTGGAAGACAATTTTGTTGGTCAAATAGGTATGAGAATTATGCAAAGACCACAAGGCCGTGTTAAATTTAAAACAAAAGAAGAATTAAATGAATTTATGAATAAATTATATATTGAGAATATATGGTGTTTCAGTAAGACTAGTGAAGATTATTTTAAACATTCAAGGATAGAAACTTTAGAAAAATGGTTGGTTTAAATGTTTGATGAATTTTTTAAAAAAAAGAAAGAAAATAAAAAAATAGAAAAATTAATGATTTCTGATGAGGATTATCTAGAACTTAAAGAGATGTATGATTGGGAAAGAAAAGTTGAATTTAATAAAGAATTATTAAGACAAAATATAGAATTATTTTTTAAGTATCAGGGAGATAATAATTTTTTTATGACTGATAGTGGTCCACAAAAAATTGATAAAGAAACAATGTTTGAGGATATGTGGAATATGATGAATGAAAATCACTATGATATTCCTCCAAGAGAGTGGGTTCCTTTGGATCCAAGATTAAGAATATCAAGTGATGTGGGTAAATCTCCGTTTGATTTTCATCTTTATATTAGAAAAAAGAAGGCTGAACAAAATGTCAAACATTTTGATATGGATTTATTTGACAAAGTAAGAAAAAAATAGTATAATATATAAAAAAATGAGCGATTTTTTAAAAGACATTATTAAAGATACTGGAAATGAATTTGCGAGTTTAGTTAGCGAAGGTATTACCGTTGGTGATGTAGAATCTTACATTGATACAGGAAGTTACACTTTAAATGCTTTACTATCAGGTAGATTTGATGGAGGTCTTCCATCAAATAAAATAACAGCAATTGCAGGAGAAACAGCAACAGGCAAGACCTATTTTGCATTGGGTATTTGTAAGAACTTTTTAGATACTCATAAAGATGGTGGTGTAATATATTTTGAAAGTGAAAGTGCTTTAACAAAAGATATGATTACAGGTAGAGGCATTGATGATAAAAGAATAGTAATTATGCCTGTAACAACCGTTCAAGAATTTAGACATCAAGTAATAAAAGTATTAGATAGTTATCTAGACCAAGATGAAGATAAAAGACAACCTTTGTTTCTTGTTTTAGATAGTTTAGGTATGTTATCTACCACAAAAGAGATGGCAGATACTGCTGAAGGAAAAGAAACAAGAGATATGACCAGAGCACAAGTTGTTAAGGCTGCATTTAGAGTTTTAACATTGAAACTTGCAAAAGCAAAAGTTCCTTTGATTATAACAAATCACACTTATGCAGTTATTGGCTCTATGTTTCCTACCCAAGAAATGGGTGGAGGTCAAGGTTTAAAGTATGCGGCCGACTCTATAATTTATTTAAGTAAAAGAAAAGAAAAAGAAGGCAGAGATGTTATTGGAAATATTATTCATTGTAAAAATTATAAATCAAGATTGACTAAAGAAAATGTAATAGTAGATGTTAAATTAACTTATGATAAAGGTTTGGACAGATACTATGGTCTTTTAGATTTAGCAATTAAGTATGGAATATTTAAACATGTATCTACAAGAGTTGAATTGCCTGATGGAACAAAACAATATGGCAAAACAATTAATAATGACCCTGAAAAGTATTTTACTAAAAAAGTTATGGATGAGTTGAATGAAAAAGTCAAAAAAGAATTCCTCTACGGGTTCTAAAAAGTATGTTTTTGTTGAAGCTCCCAGCAAAGATTTCACAGCAATAAAACTAACAAAAGGTAAATGGAAAGATGTCATATTAAAATATGGCAAAGTTGCTTTTGCAAAAGATGAAAATAAAGATGGCACTTTACCTATGAAATTTGATTATGATATACTTCAAGTTCCTAAAGGGTTAAAAGATGTGAAAATAGATAAAAATTTTACTAATTATATTGGTGATATATTAGTTGAAATATTAGAAAAACAAATAAAAAGTGGTAAAATAAGTGATAGCCTCAAATGAAAAATTAGAACTGACTATTCTTTGTAATTTAATTTACAATGAAGATTATGTAAGAAAAGTTTTACCTTTTTTGAAAGAGGATTACTTTGCTGATTTTAATGAAAGAACTATTTTTCTTGCAATAAAGTATTTTGTTGAAAAATATAATAAACCACCTACAAAAGAAAGTGTTTTAATTGATTTAGAAAAAGAAAGAAATATTAATGAAGAGCAATATGGAACTATAAAAGAAATAATAAATGGTTTTAAAAAGTCAGAAGTTGATTTAGATTGGTTAAAAGATACAACAGAAAAGTTTTGTAAAGATAAAGCAGTCCACAATGCCATTTTATCAGGCATTCATATATTAGATAGTAAAGATAAAAAAAGAACACCAGATTCTATTCCAGAACTTTTAAGAGAAGCCCTTGCAGTTTCTTTTGATACAACAATTGGACATGATTATATTGCAGATTCAGAAAAGAGATTTGATTATTATCACAAAAAGGAAGATAAGATACAATTTGATTTAGATTATTTTAACAGAATTACAAAAGGTGGTGTGCCAAAGAAAACTTTGAATATTTGTCTTGCAGGAGTTGGTGTTGGTAAATCTTTAGTTATGTGTCATTTTGCATCCTCTTTTATTTCACAAGGCAAAAGTGTTTTGTATATAACATTAGAAATGGCAGAAGAGAGAATTGCTGAAAGAATTGATGCTAACTTATTAAATATGTCAATGGATGATATACACGATTTACCTAAAAAAATGTATGAAAATAAAATTAATGAAATGATGAAAAAAGTTAGTGGACAATTAATTATAAAAGAATATCCAACTGCTTCTGCTCATACAGGACATTTCAGAGCATTAATTAATGAACTTGCATTAAAGAAGTCTTTTAAACCAGATGTTTTATTTGTTGATTATTTGAATATTTGTGCTTCATCAAGATTTAGTGGTGGTAATATTTCATCTTATTTTTATATTAAGGCAATTGCGGAAGAACTTCGTGGTCTTGCAGTTGAATTTAATATGCCAATTTTTAGTGCTACTCAAACTACAAGAACAGGATTTGTTTCAACAGATATTGGATTAGAAGATACATCAGAAAGTTTTGGATTACCAGCAACAGCAGATTTTATGTTCGCAATCATATCATCAGAACAATTAGAAGCTTTAAATCAGATACGAGTAAAACAGTTAAAAAACAGATATAACGACCCCACAATGAATCGTTCTTTTATTTTGGGTATTGATAGAGGAAAAATGAAGTTATATGATGTAGAGCAGAAAGCACAATTAATCAATACAACAGAAAAAGATGAAGTTGATGAAAATGAAGTATATAATAAATTTACGGATTTTAAAATATGAGAGTAGATGTAAATAATGTAGAGCCTAGACATTACGATAGAGGTGATGTTAGAGTGATAAAAAATTTCTTGCCTAGAACTTTTTTTCTCCATTTACGAGATTTGGTTATGGGAGGAGATTTTCCTTGGTATTATAATAAGTCAACTTTAACAAATATGGATGATGGATATTTTATGTTTGTCCATGCTCTTATGTGGAATAGTGAAGTAGTTAGTCCTCTATATAACGAATTTCAACAAATGCTTCCTTATGTAAAAGAAGCACTTGATTATAAAAAATTAACAAGATTAAAATTAAATTGTTACCCAAATCAAAATAAAAAGATTTTACATCCTTTACATATAGATGCTTATGAACATAATACTAAAGATTATGTTATTGGGGTTTTACATTTTAATACTTGTAATGGTGAAACAATTGTAAATGATGAAAAGATAAAATCTGAAGAAAATCAAATGTTGTTATTTGATAATATTCCACATCAATCAGCTGTCCAAACAGATACAAGAACAAGAGTAATATTAAATTTTAATTTTAAAATATGATAAAAAGAATATATCTATTTTTTTGTAAACAAATTAAACGATTGTTTAGAGAAGATTTGCAATTGCATTTTTTCTGGTCTTATTTTTTAACTATGCTTGCAGTATTTTGGCCTATTATGATAGTGTCAGGAGTAGTTGCAACTATTCTTAAAGAACTATCAGATATGTGGACAAAGGGCCATTGGAATTGGGATGATGTTATTTTTGGAATTGCAGGAGCATTTGCTGCTGTATATACCATTTACGGTGGAGTTTTTATATGAGAAGAGAAAAAAAACCAGCGAAGTTTTCAACACAAGAGTTGAAATATAAGAAAAAACTTGTTAAAGAAGGTAAAGAAGTATATTGGAGGGTAATAGAATACCCTAAAAATATAGTTGTTGCTGAATACTTTTTTGAGGAAGAT